TCTGCTGCGAATGAGCCAGTCGATGCACTCGTGTGTGCGACCAGCACTGTGTAGAACGAGCCAGATGCCGTATCGAGCGCAACATTGTTGATGCCATACGCATGCGCGTTCACCCATGCACCGGTGAACCCAGGTATCGACATGAACTGCTTCACGAACCCATCGATCACGTCGAGGTTCGAGTTCATGTTGTCGTCCCAGCCTTCTTCATTCGTGACTGGCTTGTAGAGCTTCAGGAATGTGGTGAACGTTGCCATTATGCTCTCCGAACCGAGCCGCGCGTGTAGCCGAGCGATATGCTGATGAACTTGACTGGTTTCTTCGTCACGCCGCGATACCGCAGCTTCACGAGGTTGGCTTTCATCGGGAACCCGTAGAGTCGTTCTTCATTCGTCGGGTGTCCGGTCGAGCCACCACCATATGATTTGCCGTATCCATCACGACCGTAGCCGAGTGACGACGCTGCATCGAAGTCCATCGTCAATTGCGGCGCGTCGATCTGCCCGGTGTCGTCTTTGCGGATGTTGTCTGAGAACGCATCCAGTGTGAACGATCCGGTGCCCTCGGTGTCCGTATGGATATACTTGATTGTCTTACTGTTCAGTCGCTTGTCGAAGTCGGCCCACGGCAGTTCCCAGATGAACGTCTGCGCCACGCCTGAGCCATCCGCTGCAAAGTCAACATCGCCCATAAAGTCAGCGCAATTCTCCGCATCGTCGAACTCGTAACTGTAGAGCTTGTTTGAGAATGCGAAGATGACGTTCTGCAATGCAGTGCGGCATGCAGCCGTGAACGCCCAGCCGCGTAGCCGCGCCCAAGCATTGATCTGCAACTGTGCAATCGTCGTGTAGCTGTAGACGATGGTCTCTGTGATCGAGCCACCGGTGTTAACAACGGGAACAAATAGCATATATCGGCTATTTCGTAGGTCGTAGACTCCAAACACGAACTGTGCGATCTGATTGGGTGTAAGTGAGTTAAGAGATCTGGTAATGAGACTGTCGATGAGGTAGGATGTCCGTCGAGGCCGGAGCGTATTGAGAAGTGATACGCGCTGGAGTGTGTTGACGCCGATGTTGTCACAAAAGTATGTGTCATCACCTACATTCACCATTGACCGGTGGCCGAGACAGCCACTCTCTGCGATGAAGCCATCATCTGTCGGCGTGTGTGCCTGCGGTGATCCCGTGTAGACACCGAGGTTCATCGGCAACACACCGCGCTCGAACGACACGATCAGTTTGTCACGGTATGACACGATGCCGGTGATGTCGGACGAACCGAGTGACACACGCGAGCCAAGGTCAATCTCGACACCATCTGCGGCAGGCGTTGTGCCGAAGTATGCACCGCTGTTGTCACGTGCGGAGATGCTGATCGACGATGGCTTGTTCTTCGTCGGGTCTGGATCGACAAGATTGGCGTGTATGACGTATCGACCGTGTGTCGCTACGAACTTGCTACGCGGCACGAACGTGTTCGACTCGCCGACTGCACCGAGGTCACGGAGTGGCTGCAACACCATGAAGTTCGGCTTGCCGACTTGACCGACGATGATGTATGGCTTGTCTCTGCCATTGACGATGATGAGATCGTTCTTGAATATCGTGAAGTTCGCAATCAACACACCAGTGCCCCACACGAGGCCAGCCGGTGGTGCCATGAAGGTTACGTTACCCGCCCCATCCGTGCGAGACACTGTTCCATTGAACTGCACTGAGACAATGTAGTCATTGAAGTTCGTAATGTTGATGATCCGACTCGTGTCACCATTCGGAGACAAACGAGCGCGCAGACGTGTTCCCGGTCGGACGGAGAGTGTTCCATCCAGATTGCGTTCAATGTTGTCCAGAACTCGGGCGAACTTGGGCGACATATTAAGGTCAGTGTCAGCGACATTGAGCCCGCCCTCGAATGATCGCACAGTCGTCGTGCGCAGGACTTCATGGACCTGCTTACTGACTGGCGACTTGCCTTTCGACAGATACATTAGCGCCAACTCTCCTGCCACTCGTTCGTCATGCCGGCGAAGCGATTGTCGAGTGGAATGGGCTGTTGGTTGAACGACGACACGACTTGTGTGCGACGTTTGCGGATCAACAGTTCATACTTGGCGACCTGTGCAGGGATCGTGCCGTCGTTGACGCAGTATTGCCATGCAGCATCGAGCATGAGCAACAATGCGTCGATGCCGACTTTGGTCGATAGCGAGAACGGGAACGATGTCTTCTGTCGTGCCCACAACTTCAGTGGACCAACACCGGTCGGTGGTATGACACGGAACGGTCGCTTCGCAACTGTCCCATCGGGTATCATGTATAGCGGATTTGCTGCACCGCCGACCGTCACAGTCGATGGGTTCGTGCCACTGCGCAATTGACGCAGTCGTTGGTTCGTGTTCGCGACCCACACGATCTGAATATCGCCCATGTCTTCGATCGAACTGATCGGTCCTTGCAAGTCGCTGGTCAAATGTCCGGTCGTGCCGTCGATTGTCGCGTCGAGCAGCACCATGTAGTCAGGCCACCACTGATCATCGACTTCGAGCAAGTATGCAGTCTGGATATACTGCGTGATGATCGGCGTCGAATACTTCTGCGTCACTACGCCGGGGACTTGTGAGAGTTCATTGATGACCATCGCGACGATGTCGCTGACGAGTGTGAACGCCATCTCATAAGCCTCCGAACTTACTGCGGTAAGTGGAAACGGGAATGGTCGGCGAGCACGAGGTCAACTCACCGACCACACTTCCCGCACGTGGGAGGAAACTAGCCTGCGTGCGGAAACCCCATCAGTCCGCAGTTCACACCGGACAGATCATTCGCAAAGTCGAAGGATGCACTGATCTCGTTGCCGTTCGCACCATTCGTGCTATTGAGTGCTGTGTTCGGCTGATACGTGCCTCGTGGATCAGCTTGACCGACTGCATTGTTCGTCTGTGCGAATGGACCAGCGACGAACGTGCCCTGTGTTGCAGTCGGCACACCATTCGCAACTTCGGTGCTTTGTGCAATCGCACGATACGGTAGACCGAGCTTTGCACCCCAACCGACTGAGATCGTGTTCGGTGCAGTGCCAGCATTCGCGCCGAGCGACACAAGTGTGACCGATTTGAATGCACGAAGTCCCTGAATGACTGTTGCACCGAGGACGGTGGTCAGTGCCTCAGTCATTGGCTGGTTCAAGTAGTCGTAGCCGCGAATTGTCACACTCGAGCCTGCTGCTGTATTCGCAACACCAGCAACCTGAACAGTGCGACCAAACGGTTCCGGTGCAGCAGCGACACCAGTCGTATCGTAGTTGCCCGCGACCGTTGCGTTCGTTGCTGCGAGGATGTTGACCGATGACGAAGTGAGCGGACGCCCGAACGAGATACGTGTGCGCCCACCGTAGTTGACATCCGACGAATACTGCATCGCGCGGACATACTGATTGACACGCCGGGGATGGAACGTGCCCGGATTGATGACATTAGCCACGTGCTTCCTCCAACAGTTCAGTCAGCCCGCCGATGGTTGTCGTGTGACGCTTGCGCGTCTCACTTGCTTCGACGATCTGCTTCGGTGTCATGGTGAAACCCTGCGGTGCGACTTCACCACTCTCCATGTCAACCAGTCGCGGGTCACGCATGACGCCGAGACGGATCAACTGCTCATGGTCATCCGCAGCGATCAACATTGAATGACCCTGCGGGAAATACAGCATGATGCCGTCGGTGAATTCCTCCTTCTCCTTGACGAGATTGCGCGTAATGATCTTGCGCTCGCCGTTGTGTCCATTGATGACGCGCACGTCTTCGACAATGCGCGTGATGTCACGGGTGAACTTACCCGTGACGCGTTCTGCCTGCCATGCAGGCATGAGGTTCGCTTCGGGCATCAGTTGGTGACAACTCCGTGTGTGCGGAAGCATCTCCATGTGCACCACTGACCTTGCCACACAACGCGCGAGCCTGCGGCATCGACGTTCCACGGTGCAGTCAGTTCTTTGACCTTCATGTTC